CAGTTTTTTCTTTTATATTTTACTTCTGGTTGTTCTATATGAGTAGACTTAATAATACCACCAGCTAATACAACAGAAGCCGTAGTGGATCCTTCATACCTAGATCCATAAAAACATAATGATGCTAAAAGCACTACTGATATAAATTTCATTTCTTTTTTCTCCAGCGAGGAATCCATTTGCGTCGTTCTTCAACTGGCTTAGGAATATCTTCTGTAACTTTGGGTACTACTAATTTTAGTACCGCTAGTATAAAATTTAATATTAAAGAAATTAATCTTTGTAAAGCTATTTTATCTAATAGTTTCATATTAATATATCTCCAGTATATTAATATACACCATTACTATAGATAGCTATCAAAGCCATAATCTGGTAGTTTTTGAACAGGGAATCCGTCAAAGTTACTAAATGCATATGCCCCGTTTTGGGCCAACATTCCTGCGGCAACATCGCTACGAATTAAAAAAGATCCATCTGGGATCGGACCCCATTCTGGATGACCACCATCATTCCATTTACCCCAAGAATTTTGTACTAAAAACGATAAATCTCCAGTAGTATCATCGCAGGCTGTCCAAGCCATAGCATGAGCCCAACTGCCACTAACTTTAGCAAATCCTTTTTTATCTCTTACATTACTAAAACCATAACTAGAACATACTGCTAATCCATAACCATTAGCTAAAGCATCTCGTGCTTCTTCTATTGTTCTAACTAGACTTACTGTTTTTATTTGATGATCATTAGCAAGATCTATAACCTTATCTGGTAAACCTCTACCACCCCATCCTGCCCCTAAATTACCATTATACTTTGTTAAATCTACAACGCCCTTGTATTCTTTTCTTACTAAGATGCCTCCAATCTTACTCACGAATTCTGCCGCTCTAGAACAACTCATACCCTGACCAGCCCATCCGCGAGCGCCATAAATTCCTTCGGTAGCACCTCTGGCTATCCAACTTTCTTTTTCTTTATGAAGATCTATTTCTACTGCTCTACTTACATCACAAGCATTTCTTGTAGCGTGACTTACACAATCTCCAGTAACTTGTCTCTCTTCATATGGTTTCTTATCAAACTTTAATACGCTTTTATAGGGTATAGACAGCTTACCCTTACCACTATTACTAATACGCTTAGCACCATCTCCGAAATAACCATATTTAGAAGTTTCTAGAAGTCTATCATATATATGTTGTTCCCAAAGACACCCATTAAATCCTTGACGATAACGATCATATAATTCTGCTGGAGATAATCTAGCCATTATTTTGTTCCTTCTATACAAGCCCATGCTAATGCTTTAAAACCATCTACCGCTTGTTGTCGTAATTTATCATCTAGCATAACGCTATCATCTCCAAGACTAGCTACGATAACACTAGTAGTCGCTTTAGCCAACTCTGGATATTTGCCTTTTATATCTAATTTTAGCATAACTCCAGCTAATTTATTAGCTTGTCTAACTTCTTCAGTATTTTTTACAACCATATCTTCGTTATCTAAGCTTATTAACGTGGCCAAATCATTATATAGAGATGCTAATTTTAGTCCATCATATTTTCTATCGTTATTCTTTTTAAGAGCATTAACTACATCTTGGCATTCGTCCAATAATTCGGTATTGGATGGTTTGCTAACAACCACGGTAGAAACATTATTAGAAGGAGAATTATTAATAATACTTGAAAAGTCTGGTTTAAATAAACCAAATACTATTAAAATAGCGCCGACAATTAATAATAAGTTTTTTGTATTCATAATTTAGATACCTTGTTTTCTTTATCACAGTAAGGAGATTTTATGAAGAACTATGTTTTTGCATCCTATTGGACTTAGAAACGGAAACATTTCATCAGCTACTTTTACCGCCTCAACACAGCCGCTTTTTACTGCTAAATCTCGTGTTTGTTTCCAACTAACAATTAACTTAAAAAATACATCCTCTTGATTATTATCCAGTGGTTTCTCAGTTGGAGCTTCTACAACACTAGGATTAGATCCTTTTGGTTTTGGAACTGATAATTCTCCTAATTTTTCCACTAAACTACCAAAAAATTTTTGCACAGGACTTAGTTGTTCCTTGAATAAAACCCATAATACTATACCAGCACCAGCATATAGGGCCAAATCCATTGGGCCAACTTTACTTGCAAATTGTTCAAAAGTTTCTGTGTAATTCATAGTCCGGCCTCTCTTTTAATAAAAACCCCAGTATTTCTAAAAATTGTAACTGTAGCATCAATAGTTGCACTCACCATGATCATGAGTATATTTTTGATGTACTTATGTATAATAGGCTCAACAATGTTGGGCACAAAGGGTACGTCTACTACTAAAAAGATTTTATCGTAAAAACTATTCAAAAGACTCATAGCAAGAGCCTTTTTGTCTGGGTTGCTTAGGTCGTTACCAATAGCTTCTATTATTTGTACAACACTAGCTGTGGTTAATTGTAAAAGCTTCCAAGCTTCATCTAGAGCAAATCTTTGTACTGTTTTAAATTTTTCTTTGCTATTATTTATTAGTTTTTCTACTTCTAGTTTTATTAGTTCTTGACTTGACACCTTTGGATCTCCTTGGTTTTTTAATGTGTTGAATTTGTTCTGGCGATGATATTGAATTTTCTGTAGGCTGAGAAGATATGATTTTTTTGATTTCGTTACGTCCCTTAATATATCTAAATAATACCGCTAATTGCCCCATAATTAAAATTAAAGCCTCTAGACCTTTGCTGGTTTCTTGAATTAAGTCTTCTTTTTGAGAGTTATCACTAATAACACCCAATAAAAAAGCTCCGCTAAATATAAAGCTAACTAATGTGAACCAAAACTCACTGCTTTTCCAACCTGGTTTATATGGCATAGTTTATTCTCCATATTTTATAATTACACCAATATTTTATTTGATTTAGCTATATTTAGCATACACCTCTGAGCATAATCTATATAGTGTTTTTTGGGCTAATTGGTTCTATAAAGAGATATACACCAAACAACATATGTCCACTTTTAAAGTCATTTAATATGACAGAAAAGCCGACAGATCAGCTTCTGTTAGTTGATATCCTCCGCCAAGAGATGTCATCATGTTATTTATCGCATTTTTATGTAGCGTCAAATTCGTTCCGGCGCCAGCTCCTCCGTTTGTCCATGTGTTTAAAACAACCAATTCATTGTTAATAATTAAAAACGCAGGATTACCAGAGTCACCGAGAATAAGATTTTCAAAAAACACTTGCCGCTGGCTCACACTTGGAAAACTAAATGAGTTTTTGGTATCGCTTTTAGCCCAATCAGCCACTAACGCTTTTTCTTCTTGATCTAAAACTAAAGCAGGAATTTGCGCGGCACCATTTACAGACGGAAAATACGTCGCCCAATTCTGGGGTAAAATCTTAGCAAAAGAAATGCCAGTGGGAACGTCTGCATTTAGCACACCGATAGTAATGTCTGGATAAAAAGGCGAGTAGTCAGGGTGTGTCACAAGTGCTGTAATTGTACGGGTGACAACAGTGTTGTTTGTCGTAACAAACCGGATTGTCGCTCCGACATTTGGGTGAAAGTTCACATGTTCACAGAAAAGTACATGGCGTGGCGAGATCAAAGTGCCTGCCATGCCGTTGCCCCCTGTTGAGTTCCACGGACTAATACACGTTAAATCGAGGTTGTATGCCCAACAGTTCGTATTACGTACATAAATACCTCCCGAATGATTTTGTGTCGAATAAATCGGCTTCGCTGTCGCATCTTTACCGGCAATGCGAGTGTCAATAGCGTCTGCTGCGTGTCGCGCCGCGCTACCCAAAAGGTATGACTGCAATACTTCACTCGTAGTGCCAGTTATACGGTTTACAATCAACAATTTCATCGCAAAATCCCCGAACTCCGTTGAAGCCTTTAAGACAACAGATCCAGTTCCGACAGCTTGAGCAATGTTATTTACTGGTGCTAGCAGCTTGTTTGTGTCACTGCTGGTTATTGTAATCAAGTCAAAGCCGAAACCGGGAACGAGATAGTCAATGTCAACACGATAGTCAGTAATCAGTGTTTCACCAATAAAGCGCATTAAGTTGCGATCTTGAACGACAATGTTAGTTATAGAAATCGGAGTCTCCACCCGTAGCATCGGTGTTGCTCTTAACCGAAACTTCGTTGAAGCCAAAGGTGCTTTGTCAAAACTCTGCGATGGTACATTTTGACCTACAAAAGTGCCACAATTAATCGGAGCGCCTGTTGCGGAAGTTAAACTCATAACTGGGACGCCTCTCGGAAGGCTTGGTCAACTTGTGTCTCGGTGAGTCCGAGGGCCGCCGCTATCGACACAAGCCATGCGTGCGTCCGCTCTACATGCGGAGCGTACTCCCACTCCACTCTCACACTCTCTCTCGTGGTGGCATCTGGGATCGCGTCGATGGCCGTTTCGACAATGGCGAGGCTCACACCATGCTGCACCAGCCAGAGCCGGATTTGCCGAGCCGAAATCTGCTGCGGGACCGGTAATAGGGCTTGCGGCGCGGGCTGCGGCTGCGGTTCCGATGCAGGCGGTACGACTGCTCCTTCGCCAGCCGTCAACGAATCGTAGAGTGCCTTGTCGGCGGCGTAGTAGGCCAAGACGCGGGCCTCTTGCTCTGATGTGAGCGTTGGCTTTTCTCCGCGTGCCTCGTTGATCGTCGGTAACGGCAGCGACAATCCGATGAACGTCGCGGCCACATCCAAGTCTTCCAGACGAAATGCTGTGCCGCCGACTGCGATCAGCGAGTGCTGGTGCTTGAAGTGTGCGTCCTTCCGCAATTTGCGGCCCTTCTCCAGCGACTCCAGAGCCTCGTTAACGTCCGTCAGACGCAGTTGCGACATGGCTGTGCGAAACCGGCTGACAGGCTCGCGGACAACCAGCACGACGGGTTTCGTCGGCTCCTTCTCCTTCGGGCATAGCCACTGAACTTGCGTGTCATCTGGCCCGATACCAACCGGATACGCCGCCGTCTGTATGGTTTGTTCCCTCTCCGGGTGAAACGCCGCGATGATCGCACGAGCGAGTGTCGAGCTGCCGACTTTGGCGTTAAAGGCGACCGAATAGTTTGGCGTGACGAAATACATAGCGAGTTAACTCCCGTAAACGATCCATCCCTTGGCCGTTGCAATTGTTGGATTATCCGCTGCGATGCCTGGATTGCCAGAAACGACCATGGAAGCGATGTCTGGGGCCACGATGACCCCAAGATCTGTGTACAGTTGATTCAAGGCGGCGGCAGATAGGCTGCAACCGGCAATTGAAAAATTAGTATAATACGGCGCGGAGAGGGGAAACGTCCGGATTCTCCCGTTCCCCGAGGAGTTCGGCACAAAACCAACCGCTCGCAGGGAGGTGAGGGTGCTGATGTAGAGGCAATCCAAATCCGTCAGCATCGAAAACTCGCTGACGTTGAGGGAGGTAAGGGCGTTGTTGCCATCTACAAAGGGGTCTAAATAGGAGTTGCCGCAGCGCAGCATTCTCAGTTCCGGACATGCTCTGATGTTGAGGGAGGTAAGGGCGTTGCTCCGGCAATCCAGCACTCTCAGCGCCGGAAGGTTGCTGATGTTGAGAGAGACGAGTTGACTGCACCGGACTATGCCCAGCGTTCTCAGTGTCGAAAGGTTGTTGACGTTGACGGCCACCAACCCCATCGATTCATTCGACCCATCCGACCACAAAGCTGTCAAGCCCCCGCTCTGTGTCGCATTCCCAGCCGTGCAACTCCAGATGAAAATCTCTTTCGGCGCAGACTTCGACCAATTACCAGAAGACGGTATCGACTTATCGACAAGCATAGTAGTATCAAGCACGTTCCCCTCGTCGTTGTTGGGTCTATAACAGAGCCTGTCCCAAACACTTGCACTGAACCATCCCACCACAAAACTGCTACATAGCCAGTGGTGCTGGCTACGTAAATACTAAACGTCCCACTGCTCCTCACCGTCACCAGCCGAGCCATGCCGGGAGGGTTTAAACTGTCGTAACTAGAACTAACAATCTCTTTACCACCAACGGCTATTCCATCACCAATGTAGAGTTTTTGAGTGTCTGTTGTGTATATAGGTTCCCCCTCAAGAGGTGTAACCTGTAAACGTTCTATTTCTGTGCCGCGGCGAAGTTGTAGAGCGGCGGCTTGAGCAATGTCCGTCCAAGTGGAGTTTTTGCGACCATAGGTATTGCCATTAGCAGGCGCGTCCCAAAGAGTTATTAATCCGCTAACGCTAGAGTTAAAATTAGTAATATCATTACTAACATGAGTATGACCAATAACACTAACTCCAGTATTATTTACTGTTAATGATGAGAAATTACCACTACTACTATGAGATCCTATAGCAGTCGCTATTTGCGATAGAGATATTTGCTTTGTGATTCCAGACCCAGAGGGATTATCCATAAATAAGAAAATATCATCGTTACTAAGACTGCCGCTACCTTCTGGAAGTTCGTTTAAGCGAATAATACCCATATTAGGTTCCTATCACATTAGAGTTACCAATACCATAATAATAGCTTGGATCATCAAATCTATTATCATATTTATTTTCTATATTACTAATTGAAGGAGTATTTTTTACGTATTTATTATATATATTATATTTGCCAGTAAAAGTTGTTGATGTAACCGTAGTGCCATTTTTTATAGCATTAGCACTGATGCTTTTTGAAATATCGTTAGCCATATGTTACCTTTCTATTCTATCTTCTAAAGCTTCTAGAGTTTTACCAAGTGTTGCGATTTGAATTTTTAATTCTGTCATAACCTCTGTATTTCTTTGTAATGCATTAGCAAAAGCTGCTTGTGTTTCTTTATTAGCAGCTAATCTCTCCATAATAAACTGGCGCTCGTGAACATATGGAGATTGTGTTTCTATCATATGCAAAACCTCAGATTTTGTAGCCATATTTCTACCTATCGCTACCCAAAAACCAAGCATCGTGACTATTATGCCGATACTCGTAGTGGCGATATTTTCCCAGAAATGAATAATAGTTTCACCCATATACAACCTCTCATGAATAAAATTAACGAAGCTAAATAAGATATACACTAAAAGAAAAAGCCGATGATACTTAGTACCACCGGCTTATCTTTAATAATAATTTACTTATGTCAAATTAGTTAGTTTTAGCCTTATAATCATTATTACTGACTGGAACACGATTACCCAGCTTATAAGTAAGTTGACCAGGGGATGATCTTGTTGGTGTTGCGGCAGTGTCTGTTGATAGACTATCTACAGCGACAACAGGAAAGCCATTATCCCAAGCCCCGGTAACACGATTGTACTTATTAGCCCTAATAGCTGTTGTAAGTCTACGTGTTCTTAGGGTTTCTAACTTATGAATACTACGAATTTGCTTTGGTTGACCAGCACCGCTTCTTAAAACAGTATTACTAACACCAGAGAGAGTGCTTGTAACTCTTTTACCTACTGGTCTTACGTTGTTATAAGCAAAAGACCCAGCACTAACAGCCTCATCAGCCCATGAATTATCAAGAACGGTTGATGCAAAAACTGTTGTATTGAATCTTGATACTTTAACATTTGTAAGCTTGGTAGAAGTACCAGCACGAGTTGTAACGCCTCTATCATTTACAGCGCCACTACCTTTAACATTTGGTTGAATTGTATAATCTACGCCATTAACTTTTGCTATAGCCATTTTTGTCTCCATAAAAAAGGTGTGCAATATAACTATACCCTAAAATTATAGATTTAGTTTATTTTCTTGTAAAAGTTTTAAAGCATTAGTAGAATTGACCTTTATACCAAATAGTTTAGTTTTATAAATGTTTTTAACTTGACCGATATTCCATATATTTCCATTACAAATAATATTAATAGGAACTTTTTTATTAATTAATGCTGAAGCTAGGATGTTATCATTTATATCGTCTAATAGATAGCCTGTTGACGGATAGATTGTGTTTATCCCGCTAGTCAGTAATATTTGAGATGCTTTATAGAGTAAATCATATGTAAAAATACGGTATTCTAAAATATATCTCAATGCCACTTCATGTTTTTGGCACAATTCTAGCGTTTGCTTGATATCGTCTCTGAATTTATCATATTTTCTATTACATAAGTAATATGGTTGAGCAACAATATTTATTATCTGAGCACCCTGCTTAATTGCCGATTCTATTGCTATTAGTCTTGTCTTGGTATCCGATATAGCGAGTGGATAATCTATAGATGTAGAAATTTTAATATTTTCAGCCAAATTAGCTCTGGCTAGTTTAATGTGGCTTAAAAACACACAGACATTATCAACATGTGTTTGTTGCAATTCTTTAAAAATTTCTTTGAGTTCTTCGTCTGATGTTGCGGTATCGTATGCTGAAAATTCGACTATCATTTCATTTAAATTTTTTATATGATTTGAGAGACTCTAGAGAAGGAAACTGTTTACTACCTAATACACCGTCAGCAAATCCATATTCTACTGCTTCCGTAGAATTTAAGATCCAATCACATTTATTTGCTAATTGAGATACAATATGTTTTCTTGCCATCATTCTTTTCCAGTTTTTATTAGCCGCTATAACGCTATTCATGCATTTATCAGTAAAAATATCAACCATTTTATCGCACTCTTGCTCATTCCACTGAACACTACTAGCCGCTGCTTTTGAATGTTCTTCATTTATACTAAAAGAACCATAGTGAATTAACACATTAGTGTTAGGCATTAGTATTCGTAGATCTGGTGATTGTAATATCACACTACTAGCAGATTCAACACTACCGTATGCTAGCATAATAGTTTTAGCTTTAGAAAACTTAATAGCGTCATAAATACCTAAACAATCAGACCACATCCCTCCCGGTAAATGCATATGAATAAGAATCGGCTCATTAGATAAACTATTTAAATAGCGTATATTTTTTTCAAAAGTAACAGCAACCCTATACTCGACACCAGCCTCGTCCTCACTGTCTATATAAGAATGCAGAAAAATTTCTCTATTTTTAGTATCTAAATTAAAAGTATGAATGTTATATAGGTCGCTATCATTTGCGATATGAGAAACCATAATATTATCCTAAATATTCATATACCTGATCATTGATTTGTTTCATAACTTTAGACGAATCAAATACCTTACCAATAGCTATTCTAAATCTATATCTAGTAAACACATCTAAAGTTTCTACTCCTTCTGAGCTTTCGATAATATCTGCAATTTTTTTAGTAATAGAAAAGTTAGTATGACCTATCCAAAAATTAAATATTTTCCCAGATGCTGTGTTTTCTGTATATGGTATTAATCCCATGGGTGTTGCTATAGCCCTTACTGGCTTACTATTGAGATGATGATTATCATCATTATCAAGATATTCTTCATCATCTATAAATTTTTCATCGTCTTCTTCTTGTTGTTCTGAAATATGTTTTGCTTCGATATTGATCTCTTCGTCACCACCGAAAGGATCGAACCATTTTTGCCAAATAATCAAATTATCCATTTTAGTCTTTGACATAGATTTATTTTATACCATATTGTTTAAATACACTCGATGGCTTCACCAATGGATCGCATGAAATTGTTGAGTTTTCTTTTTCTGAATATTCTATTAATTTTAGTAAACACATATTAATAAATATATTATCAAAATTATTAGACTTATCTGTTAAAGAATTTAGCGTATTTATTACTTCTGTTTTTAACATTCCATTATTAATCATATGTAATAAAGTTCCAAACTCTAAGCTTACAGGAGCTATCTTATCCATATTATTCTGATCAAAATTTGGCCAATAGCATATTATGTTAATAGTACCATCGTGATTGAGTTCAAAATTGATACTACACATGAATGATGTTGTATCTGCTTTATTTAGTTTTTTATTGAAGAGTTTTTTTATAAAATTAAACATATGGCAAGGCTTTTTGGATCAGTTTATGATTTAATACTTGTTGATATGGAATATTATATGCATTGACTACTTTAGAATCAATTGGTAGTCTACACACGTAATATACTGTTATCAACGATTCTTGTTTTTCCACATCTAATAAAAATAAAGATATTTTTTTAATGTCGGTAGAAATATAAGAATCTAATACATTATAAACATAATCTTTAATTGAATCAGATGAGTTCTCATCGACATGGATAAATAACGGTGTGTACAATCCTTTGGTTGAAGAAATTATGCCTGGGGTGTGTGTCTGCTTGGAATATAGAAATGCGCAAACACCAATGCGACAATCAAACATATTCTCGTATTTTCGCCAATCCTTTTTGGATGTTTTGTCTTACAGCCTCTCTCGTTACACCAAATTGCTTCCCGATATCCGAAAGAGTTTTATCATTAAAATAATATTCTTTGATTTGATCTCTTTGCTTATCAGAAATTATACCTGATGATAGTAGGGCATTAATGTTGGAAGACAAGTTTTCTGCATATTCTTGATCTTCTATAATTTTCGCTGGGTCATAGTCCAGGTTATCTGAAACATTTTCAGCAAAAGTAATTTCCCCATCGTTGTCAGAATTATAAAGAGAATAAGACTGATTATTCTTTTTGTATTTATTGGTTAAGTAGGTTTTAATAGCCCAAATTCCACACTGATTTCTATAGGAATATTTGGTCTTGCCCTTACCATTAAATCCTTTTCTATTAGCATCCCACCTCCAATCTGCAAACATCAATGCTGATGCTATATCTGATATAGCGTCTTCATTATTCAATAATTCTTTTCTTAAAGAAGAATAGAAGTTGGGTGCAAACTTGGAAATAATCTTTTTAGCTAATGTAATATACGTAGATAGATTATCAAACTCTTTGTCCATGAAAAATTCCTTATTAGTGTGTCCAAATTACAAAATAAATCTTACTTTTTCTTATTATCCTTCGTCAACTTTTTCCATTGTTCCGGATCTGGTCTATCCTTATCTCCGGGCTTTGATGGTTTATAATTTTTTCCTTCTCTTTCTCTTTTTTTACGAATGTTATCCCACAAACCCGGTTTGTCACCAGCATCAGTATTATCGGAATCCTCCGAGACAAACATGATAAAATCGTGAATCGTTCTCATGTAGTCCTCGGTGATGGCGATTTTACCCTGCAACCAGCTTTCTGTCAAGTTTTCGCGTACTTCTGCTTTATCCAAATTCTCTAATATGTGCTGACTATGATTCATTATAGCCCTTAATGATCCGACACTCATTTCATAAAAATCATTTTTGTATTCTTGCATTTCCTCTTCATCAGAGGACTTGCTGTTTGGTAATATGGACTGTATAGAATTAAGAATGTCGTATATTCTACTCATAGTATATCGTCTTTTAATTTATTGAATAAAAATTTAATTAACTTGATTGAAGCCTTGTTGTCAGATGGAAAATGAACTCCTTGTAGCACTCTGGCTTTAGCCGTATTATTTACCAGAATATCTAGTTTTCTTTGATCAATCACAGGGTAAACATGTTTAAGTATCAGGGCTACCAAACTACTATACACCGTATGACCAGAAGGATAAGATGCTGTATGATGAGTATCTGAGACCATGACATCGATTGGAATATTATAGTATTTAGCCAGTTGTGCTGGCCTTGGTCTATTCCAAATACCTTTAATATTTAGCAATATTGGTTTAATTATACTGTAAAATTCTTGAATAGAACTAACAGGATAACTAAGCTTATATTTATCGGTTAAATCTATAAAATAACTGTCTGGGTCTTGATCTATTCTATGAACTAGATCTATATCTTTTTTATTTCTATTAAATGTAGCAGATGATACAGTTTGGAGTTCTGTGAGGGTTTGTTTACTTGTGTTTGGGGGAGGTGGTTCTAAAATATTTTTCCAATCAAAATACACTATGTCTGCAACAGGCTGTTCTAAGTATATGGTATCATATCCTAGATTTTTTATTTCATCGTATCTTAACAGAGAATTAAGATCAATCATATCTGTATACTAAGAAAGTTATCAAGACCCATTTGCTCTATGAGTTTAAGATAACCTTCATATAAAACAATTCCGTTTTCACTACCTTGCAATAGTGGTATCATAATATTTGCTGTTAATTCATCTCCAACAGCTCTTGCCGCTAAGATAACAGCTTTTTCTGCTGATGCCGCTTCTCTTACAGAGTCTAGGTTATATTTTATCATAGCAACCATATCATGACGGGTCCAAGCAAGCGGGGTGACTATTAGTGGTTGGTAATCAACATCAAAAAATTCTAGTCTAGATAAATTAATTATTGCATGCTTGTGTTCTTCCTCGGCATCTGCCTTAATTACATCAGCCAGCTTTTTATAGCCCCAACGCTCCAGATGTACTGCTTGTGCTGTTAGAGTTGTTGTCTGTTGCCAGTGAATGTTTAATGATTTTTTTAGTAGATCAATAACATCTTGAGTACTATATCCTTCTACCGTTTGGCTCTTTGTGTTCATTGGTGTCTCTTGTTCTTGAAGTAATTCAGAAATTGGTTTAGTCATTTTTCACCATGCTTTGCAAGACCAATATCTTGCTTTCCATTTGGGGCCTGGGTTATCACAATTATGTCTAGCTCTAAAACTCTTGCGACGTTCTGGAATATTCTTTTTAATTTTCATATTCGGATCACCAAAATTGACTTTGACAACATTACCTTTATCATTCTTTACATAAACACTAAATTTTTTGGGGCCGTCTGGAGTTCTAAAGGGTTTATTTAAAGTTACTTTTCTACCATTCTTTTCTGCGGCAATAAGTTTATCATCTTCATCATATATTAGTGAGCATTCTGTTTCCCATGTAAATTCATCCCATTCATCATCCCATTTACAGTTTGCGGCCAATAATTCATTTTGTACTTGCTCTAGAATAGAAGCATCTTCTTTATTTCTTATTTGAGATAAACAAATAGCTACTCTTTGTTTTGTATCGGAATAATCCTTTTTCATAGTATCGTTGCTCATACAGCGACTTAGATACTTGTTTTTGTCTTCGTCTGGTTTTTTTTCTGGAATTGGCATATATTATCTCCTATGCAGTAATACACCTCAGTAATTTATCGGCTGAATTTTTCCAACTAAATTGTTCCGAAGTTTCTACTCCTCCAGGATTTTGTTTAATATTATTAGAATAAACATATTTCATGTAATTAATAATTTGATCTTTTTGGGAGTCCCCTATTTTAGCCCATTGACCAAATCCTTTAAACCAAAGACCATCATTAGCATCCTCTAAATCAGTGATATCTACCAGAAATGCATTCTGACTATTACAAAATTCTGTATGTGCTGAATAATTTGTTGTAATAATAGGCTTGTTGAGAGCCATTGTTTCTAACATATCTAAATTCCATCCTTCTGATCTAGAAATATAGAGACCACAATGAGCATAACTAATAATATTAGCTAATTCTTTTTGTGTTTTAATTCTAGGAAAAATTTTGATATGTTGTCTCATCTTACTATTTTGCACAAGATTGTGCCATTCTTTTTCAATTTCGGGTGGTAAAAATGGATTGTGTGTAATCATCCATAATTCAACATTATCACTAGGCTCAAAAGCTTTATTGAATAGTTCTATAATTACATCATGAGATTTTCTTATTTCCCATTTACCGACAGTTATAAAAATATATTTATCCTCAATAATATTTGAAGTAAATAATTTATGATTAAAAATTTCTCTATCTACGCCAAGAGGCACTATATGAATAGGTTGTCTAATATTATTAGTTGTTACTATTTCTTTTGCCCATCTTGAAGACACTATTAATTCGTCCGGAAAATTTAAATGATGAATTTCTTTGTCATTAAATAATGTTAATTCAAAAAACGGATATGCAAAATATTTACCTTTACCTACTCTACTTGCCAAATCAAATTGATGCCATATTTTGATCGATGGTGCGTTGTAGTCGAATAGTTCTTGATTAGATAGCCCTCTTTGTACGATATTTACATCTTCTTCGTATTCAAGATTAGGGTTTCCTATTGGAAATAGTGCAACATTATGGTTTGTTGCAAGGTTTTTATACAAATTAATGCCAGCAACACCGTAACCCGTACCTCCTATTGGACTATTTAAATTAATATTCATATTTTTTCATAAATCCTATTATGGGTATTATTCACTTGTATGAATGTTGTTTTTTTACCAAAATCTTTTATACTATTAGCACCAATATAAGTACAGGCACTTCTTAGTCCACCATAGATATCTTGTATAATATCTTGTGCTGTTCCTTTGTATGGTACTATCACACATTTGCCTTCATCTGTTCTATAGTCTGCTACTCCATTATGGTGTTTATTCATAGCGTCCTTGCTGCTCATACCATAATATTTAAGTGATACTTTTCGTTTTAGTGAATTACCCGGATCAAATGGTTGCCACCATTCCTGTAAAACCTTACCATCATTATCTATTATAGCTCTACAATATTCATATTGCCATTCTCCTTCACACTCATCGACACCAGCAAACATACTACCTAACATGACAAAATCTCCATTAGCACCAAAAGCTTTGCAAATATCTCCTACTACTTTACAACCACCATCACTACAAATATGTCCACCAAGACCATGAGCAGCATCGGCACATTCCATAACAGCACTCAATTGCGGATAACCCACACCAGTTTTTAATCGTGTGGTACACACACTGCCGGAACCTATACCAACTTTGACTATATCCACTTGACCGTGAATGATCAATTCTTCTGTCATTTCTTGAGTAACAACATTACCAGCCATAATAATTGAATCTGCAAATAAATTACGTAGTCTATAAGCTGTCTTAACAAATTGTTCTGTATATCCATTTGCTACGTCTAAACATATGTTCGGTATTGCAAAATTGGCTTTTTTAATTGCAGAAAAAACTTCAATAGCTTTTTCTATATCTTTATTGTTAGTTCCAATCGAATAAAAGACCAAGTCTTTGTTTACAATATTCACACCAGTATAAAATTCTACGTATTCATTGACACTGTAGTGTTTATGTAAACATGTAATAGCTTGATATTTTGATAGAGATTTAGCCATATTAAAAGTGCCAACAGTATCCATATTGGCTACCATTATTGGTACAGACAGTAATCTGCGAGGAGAATATTTGAACTTAAACTCTCTTTGAATACAAGCTTCGGATCTACTATTTAATGTAGATCTTTTGGGACGAATAAGTACATCATCAAAGTCTAATTTTGTTTCATTGATTATTTTTTGCATAATCTTGATCTACCTTTTTTCTATTCTGAAAATATTTAGAACCATAAGAAACAAATATTTCTTCTCCAGCCAATATAGGTTTTTCCGCTATCACATCCGCTATAAAGAGATTATAATCAAATTTCCATTTGGTGTTGGGGATGTCTTGATGATTATACATCATACCATATCCCAAAACCATATGAAAAACGAAGCCATGATTTTTACACTCGTTGCATGGACATGGTGGCTGGGTATATAAGTATTCCCATATTTGAGGATCGTTATGATATTTAGATCTAAATCCTAGAGGTACAAGTGGACATCTTTCAACAACCTCTCCCTCTTCTATGTTTTCTGTGGCAAATACTCCACGAAAATGTATAGGAGATAATCCTAATTTAATTTTTCTTGGATGTAAAAATTCTACTGTTTCTAAAATATTTTTTTCTGTTATTTCAGACATTATTCCTCACACTAAAAAAGTACCATCTTTTGAAGTCATCTATTGATGTTTCAGAATCGATATGAATTAAATAATTTTTAATCTCTTGCCAAGAAGAAAAGATCATTTGATGAGGTATTGTTCCAAACAACCAGTCTGGTGCATGGGACTTGCCTTGTACCATATGAATGATAATAGGTTTTTTTTGCCTGTTTGCTAAAAAAATTTCTTCTAGTGTTCCACATGGATGAGTGTCTAAGTCTAGGTTGACTATCAAAAAATCACTGATATCAACTAATCTTAAGTCAACAGCCCTTATATTTTTCATTAGTTTAGATAATTCATCGTATTCTTGATTAGATTTTAATTTTTGTTTAAGGGCATGGGTTTTATCATCCTCTAGTCCAACAGTAGTTGGTTTTTTGAGAGGGTTAAATACGGTGATTCCAAGATCCGTTAAAAACGGTGTTATGAGATCTCGCCAACCAACACCCCTGTCGGGAACTCTATCCATAGCACCGGCGAGATATACTCTTTGATTATTTAGTCTGTTCATTTAATAAAAAATCTACCATGTTTTTAGGTGATTGATAATCAAGATTAGTAGTTCTAACTAAGTTCATTTCTTGAAAACCTAGATATATTCCATATACAATACAACCAATTAAAAAATAATACATATAGTCTCTTTATTTATAGGTATAAATGAATACCGGAATATCATTCCATATATCGTCAATTAAATCCGCAATAAAACTCCAGTTTCCGCCAGCCAATCCGCTACCAAATTTAGGAGCATGTATTTCAATTTTCTTAGATTCTATATTCTTTTCTAGGTCTTTAATATAGTTTCTTACCTGACTCATAGCATATACCAATGCTCCATAATTTAGCGGCCTTGTGTTAGATGGACTAATAAGTTTATTTTGAGCAATCATATTAGCAAATATCATTTGATGCTTATACTTAGTATCAGTTTCCGCAACAATGAATTGAGTATGACCAAGTTTAGATTTGTTGCCTAGTAAATGAAAATTAGCTTTGACTTGTGGATAAAGATAAGCAATCTGACCAGCAAATCCCGCACCAAAAGCATTTACGTTATTACAAACGTGCGGAATAACAATACTATTACCATTATGGCCTGATAAAATTCTTGTTTTAGCTATATCAAATAGATTTTTGTTTTTTACTAAATTAAATGTATTTTTGTTGACGGTATTTGTATTCATGTTTTGTTCCTGATTATAGCAGTCCACTTATCCAGTGGGCATTTTTGATCAGCCCAAGCCAGCTTATTTAAGAACACTCGTTTTTTATTAATATTACATCCGCACATTAAGCATTGTCTTAATTCTTTATGAAACATATCGCATTCAGAACAAATATTATATCTATAGTTGATCTCTTCCTGTGTTGATTTTGGAAAACCTGCGTACACATGAAAAAAAAGAGATTTGAAAAAAGTTTTAACTCTTTGCAGGTTCTTTGTAAGGATCCTTATAAGTTTTAAACGGTAAAATATTTCCATCGTTATCTCTTTTATACAAATCTAAAATATCAACAGAAGCATTACCGTCCATCCATGAATTACTTCCATCCTTCATGGATACACACAAATATTTAATTTTGGACTCTTTCGATTTTTTAAAATCAGTAGTTTTAATAAACTCTATACCATCCTTAATAAAAAGATCACCAAAAGATAGTTCTTCAATGTATTTCATCGTTCCATTCGTCCCAAAGTTCTTCCTCAAGCATTTGTTGCTTATGTCTTTTAAATTGCTTTTTCATTTTACTTTGATCTCGATATTCGATATTATCGTGCTTTTTATCGAGATGACGCTTTTTTAAATGGTCGCGTCGAACATTTTTTCTATTGTCTTGATCTGAATTGCTCATATTTTCATCGTGCCTTGCGATCTATTATACGTCGGCCGGACAGTCTTGCAAGGTGCAGAATAAAAATTATTATACTTGACGAGCATCGGAATTTTCTCTATAGTTATGCACCAGCGTAGGTATAATACTATTTATCCTCATTCAGCTCTATATTCTCTAGAATCCAGTCCCTATGTATGCTTATTCTAGTGTGACCCGATTCGTCTCCATATGTTGAGTCAGTTTTTTTATCTATTGCTAACACACAGGAGTTAATACCTGCTAATCGATTCTCAATAAACAATCCTCCTCCACTATCTCCGCTACACATAAGGAATTCTAGAGCGGTTTTATTTCTTCCTTTTGATGGAGAACATATTAATAATTGCCTATCTATTGAATCTATGATATTAGAACCGGCCCTTTGCTTATCGTCCGACTTATTCGCTCCTGTGACGAAAGTTCCATGTAATCCAAATCCAGATATACTACATATTTTATTAACCTCATCAGTTTTGTCATATAAATCTGGATAAAAATTTAATCCTATATCTTCATCACATTTTCCTATTGCTATATCATATGTACCGAAATTATTTTCATTAAAGTCTTTGTGGCTAATAATTTTAGATACCGGTATTTTTTTACTATTTATAATTAGTGTACATGTTTTAGAGTTGCCAACAACATGTGCTGCTGTAATTATCCACTTAGGTTTGATAGCTACTGCTGATGCGCAATATGTTTTATTATCGTCTGTTTTGCCACATAGTTTTCCAATATATATAAATTTTTTTGCATATTCTATATACTTTGAGTCTGGTATTTCAGGATCTATTGTTCCGCCAAGTATGCTGTTTATAGATAATAGGGATACTATAAGAAACAAAATCAAACGTTTCATGATATCACCTATTTATAGGAACGAGTTTTTACCTTATTAAAATACACCGAGGTATCATTTATTACATTAATATTCCAGCTTTTGTAGTCCATTAAATGCCCAACAGCAAGATGACAATATCTACTACATAATGTAATTAAGTTTGTTGGATCTAACTCTCTAGACGGGTTAATATGTACTGGTTCTATGTGATGGACCTCTAAATCTGTCTGACTACCACAATTTGCACAAAGAGGATTCTCCAGTAGGTGTTGTTGTCTAATCTTAGACCATTTTGGTGATCTAGTTGCAAATCTAATTTTTCTATTCCAAAACATTATAATACTTTAGAGGCTATTAAGCATCCCTTAGAAACCGCATGTAATGGATCTAATGCGTGTCTAACCTCTTTAATATTTAAAGGAAAATTATTTTCTTCTAGTTTCTTTTTAAATAACTCTACATATCCTTGCGCTTGAGAAGTGCCACCAGCAATAACAATAGATAGAGGATTTTTAAATTTAGGTAAAGATTTATGGGATGTAAGAGCTAAAGACAAATGTTTAGTAGTATAATCTATTAGCCTTTCATAATAAACAGATACGGCTGCCAAAACAGGATTTTCATTCGCTTCGCCTATTTTAAAACCCCCCGCCTCCTTTTCTGCTTGAACTACACTGTCCTGCTCTCCGGTAGCCACAGCGCTCATGCGATCAATCCAGTCGCCTGACTTGGTTGTGCTAAAAACTACTGTTGGTTCACCATTTAACATAACACAAACATTAGTCATTCCCGCCCCACAACTAATAGCAACGCCTGTATAATCATCATTTTCTAACTCAGCATAACACAAAGCCTCTGCTTCATTGACTGATCTAGCATCATAACCGCATTCTGATAAGATGGTTTTTACAACATCTTCATGATATCCTACATCAAAATCTTCATCTTCTTGATCTACTGGTTGAGCAGGAACACAGAATACTAATTTTTCATTTGGTTCTGATGCTTGACCAACAACTTCCTTGAGGATAAAAGCAAGAACTCTTTTTGCATTTTTTTCTTTTGCTGAAACCACACCCTTGTGCATTGGTCTTTTTGCGGTATCGTTTCTTTCTATAGCTTTTTCTATCGCATCCTTTCCCAGCAAAACAAAAGATCCATCAATATCATCTTTTATAAAAACTTTTCCGCTTAAACCCTTTTCGATCATTTTTGTCGCTACAGGCGTTGTGGGCTTAATCACATAGAAAGCATCTCTAAAGTCCTTATATATAACGCCATTATTAGTATCTTGTGATAGAACAATAAAACTTGTTCCAACATCTAATCCTTTGGCCATAATTATCCTTTCATATTTTTTAGTTTATTTATAGCTGAGTCAATTTTTTCTGATGACTCTTTTGTTTCACCTAGTTGTGCATATTTTTTTTCTAAACCATCAGTACTGATATTGACCACATACTTTTTATCATCAATACTAACTTTAGTATCGTTATGTTGCTGATCAAAAAAAGATTTTGGTCTAGTATTAAATACACCATTATTTTGGGCTATTTTTGCCAAAACATAACCCATAAAAAAGAATATAATATGGGTTAATATAAGAATAACAACTACAATACTATTTATGCTTATTTGCATTTTGCACCCATGTTAAATACTTTTTTTTACCGTTGTATCCAACATAGGCAGCGATTTCAATTTTATTATTTAGTATGCGAGAATCTGGAAGGTTTCTGACTTTAAAGTCTTGGCTAATTACTTTATCTTTATCTATATCTATTGAACAAATGATAAAGTCATTTAAAACTCTAATAGAATCTTCATCATTAAGATCATCAATAAGAATCTTGCAATACTTGCACCATTCTGCTCCAAAGACTACTAAAATTGGTTTGTTAGACGATTCAGATAGTGCTATAGCATCTCCAAGATTATCTACGAAATATGGGTTTTCTCCATAAGCCCTGTCTCCGATTACACAAAGTAGTAGTATCAGAGACAGGGTTTTATAAATCATATATCACCTATAACTCTACCCTTTTGTGTTCTTTTAACAAAACCTTTTCTCACTAGAAATGGTTCTATACTATTCTCTATAGTCTCAATTGCTATGCCTGTCATTGATGATATCGACTTAAGACCCAAAGGATTCCCCTTTGATTTCTTTAAAGCTTCTATATATAGTCTATCATACACATCCAGTCCATATTTGTCTATACCTTGTATAGTAAAGATTTTATCTATATCATTTTCGCTTGGATGACATGACTTATAATTTTTATACCAAGTTAATCTAGCATTTAGAATTCGTGGAGTACCCTTACTTCTTTTGGCTATTTCAAATAGGTCACTTTCCGAAACAATTAGTCCCATCTTATTTGCGTTTAACCCTGCTAGTTTAGCTAGTTCATCGTCTTTATAAAAAGACAAATGCTCCTTAATTTGAAACCTATCATAAAATGGCTGACTTAATGAGCCACCACTTGTTGTAGCGCCAACAATGGTAAACATAGGAAGATCTATTTTCTCTGGTTTATCATCAACAGTGATACTTAGTACAAAATCTTCCATTATAGGGTATAGAAATTCTTCTACGATTTTAGGCAGTCTATGAATTTCATCTATAAACATAACAGATTTTGGCGAGATACCCATTAAATAAGGTAAAATATTTTTAATATTGCGGATATTGGCCGCATTTAGAGTATACAAATTCACATTTAGTTCATTTGCTATAGCACTCGCTATGGTTGTTTTACCAAGGCCCGGAGGCCCGTCAATTAAAACATGGGGCATCACTGCCTCTGTGTTTTTACAACCGGCCACAGAGACTCTTAGACGCTCTATAACGTCGCCTTGACCAACCACATCATCAAAGGTTGATGGTCGCATACTGTGTTTCATAATTATCCTCCAAATAATACAAGAGTATTTTTAACCAATTTTACGCAATCTTTTTCAGGCTTTTGTTTAAAACTATCTTTAATAAGGTTCTCTGCTTCTAAAGCATCAAACCCATAACCTATTAATATTTTTTTTGCTTTATTTAATAAATCTTGCGGTACTTCATTATCTATAGTAGCAACACTGGTTTTAGTTTGATTGCTGCAAGATTTCTTTCTTGCAAGATATATGAGTTTTAGTTTTTTAACAGTTTTAGGCTGAAATACTGTACCGCAATCACAGACTACTTTAAAATTTTTTGTTTGAGTCTCTTTTAAAGATAGCCAATGAGTGTATCCACAACTAGTATTGGGACAAAGATATTTTAGATGTATATCAGTATCAATCGGTTTCTGGTTTTTCAAAGTTTTTATTTTCATCTTTTATCCAAAATATAAAATCATTAGACTTTGCATCAAAGCCCGTTTCCAACAATCCTTTATTAACTAAATTGTTTAGTATATTACTAATCATTCTATCATTAAGGGACTCAACAATAGAATACAAAAGATCATCATTGACCATATATTGAATATCTTTATTTTTTTTATTTGTTGTTTTTTGCTTTAGCATACTTTTTACAATGCGTCCAGACTCTGCATGGGATAGTACGTTATCTAATTCTTCTTTTTCCTCTGGTTTGACATCGGTTAATACGTCTTTTGTATTATTGTTGGTAGAATCGAAACTATTAAATACTATAGTTCTAATAGAGTCTATAAAACCATCTAAATCGTTGATCACATACCACTCTTTACTCATTGATTTATAATCCTTAATTTAAGATATCGAACATACCTTTGTAATACGCGGGTTGCTTAATAAAATGCGCAGCGTGAGATTTTAAATGATTTTTATACTCTGTATTTAAAGCCTCTTTCACAAAATATTTTTTCTTCCATATCGGTTCTGAATAATAATTGGACCCCAAATACTGGAAGGAATTACCCTTCTCAGTATTGGAGTTCCAACTATTCACAGGAAACGAAACAACAGGAAAGCCGGGAACATTTTGTATATTATATGTGCTTATATCATTCAGTAAATTACTAAGCCAATCCGATAAAGATGAATTTGGACCAACATCAAATTTGAAATAAAATTTATATGGATCATACTGATCACCATAATCGTAGTTATAGTAATCTTCGTCGTATTCATCATCTTCATCGTATGGTTCATTCATATTAAAATCCTTAAAAGTGAGGATGGAATCGAACCATCCAACGAGCCGCACGGCACGTTTCTCGTCCACAAGCCCACTTTACTCCAACGATCAATAATTAATACTGATCGTCTTCATCCTCATCACCTTCATACTGGTCATAATCATCATAGTCTTCTTCATCTTCTTCAAATTGATCCCAGTAAGAATCATCTACATCATAACCGTCATCTTCATCATCCTCATGTTCATCATAACTAAAGTTAGACGAATATAGAGGCTTGAGAAGTTCACCTTGATACTCTCCGACTACTTCATATCGGCAAGTGCGAAGTTTCTCACAGTTACAATCACTAGGCACACTAACAACATCACGCGGATTAATCTTGACGATAACAATACGGTCGCCACTTTCTACACTACCATAACCAGCAACATAATTCAATGCACCAGCATGAAGCCCATCAGAGCAACCTCTAGCACGATCATCGTCAACCTTTGCTCGTTGCATCTTAACAACTTGACCAACACTATTATCGAACACTCCACGATACTTATCCTTAAAATCGCCCCTTACTGCTTTATAGGCCAAGAAATGACCGTCCTCAGTAATAGGCAGATGCTCATGCTCAAGGA